TATAGACGCCGGCAGTGGTGGCATCGACCTTGAAGCCAACCTTAGGCGAAGCGTCAGTTCCGGTCAGTAGGTAGGTGCCGCCACCTGCCACCATCGGCAAGTTGCGGAACGGAGTCGCCGCCGTGCCGGTTAGAGCATAAGAACCCGCCGTGGTGGCATCGATGAAGAACCCGTGGCCAATTCTGGTGGGGTCAGTGCCGGTTAGGGCATAGGTCCCGCCGGTACTATCAATGACTCGTTTACCGTAATAGGTGCCAGCGGCGGTGCCGGTAAGAACATAAGAGCCAGGATCGGCTGTTAGCGTCTTGGCTACAACGCCGCCGCCCTGTAGCCAGACCAACAGCATTGATTAGGTCCTTATGCCCAGACGCGCGTGCGGCTCACCACCAGTGCCGGATCGAACAATTTAACTCCTTGGGGACCGATATAGCCAGGCGGAGCGGGACCAGTCAGAGTATCCCAATTAGCACCGGGGAACAGTTCCAGAAGACGGGTGCGCTCGAACAACGGCAACAGATTGCCCTCGGCATCAGTCTGCGCCAGGCCTTCTGTCAGATAGTCCGCCAGCGGCTCATGAAACCGCAAATTCACATGATGACCAGGCGCCTTGAGAACCGGATCGGGCAATTCCTCAGGCGGAATTTCGGGATCTGCTTCCCAGATTTCACCGATCTCATCGATATTGAGCCCAGGGTGGGCCCACAATACCGGCGGCATGATCTGCATGCCATCGAGACCATAGCCATAGCGAGCCAGCGGCTGACCGGTGGACGGTACCAAGGTCGTGGTAATCGCCTGCTCCCATTCCTTATTGCTCGGCGCCCATGCCAACACTTCGAGGTTCATCGAGTGACCTCTTGCAGTTCGGCATTAGCAAGGCGGCGTTTGATGTAGACCAATTTCTGTAAATAGCCATTCAATGGCGAGGTCGCGGTAGTTGTGTCATAACCAAATTCCAATTTCGTTACCGTTGGCAGTGTTCCCGCCGTATCAGTGCCAGCACCACCGGCATTCAACAGCACAGCGAAATCATTGACGGCCCATGCCGCAGCGCCTTTCAGAAGAGTCGCCGCCGTGACGAGGGTCGAGGTAAAAGTCAGCTGCTGGTCAACACCGCCATCGACGGTATAGAAATATTGTTTCTGTCCCGAGCTGTTGGCCGGCGCCGCACATGACATGCGTTCATTGGCGGTGCCATCATTCAGAGCCCAAATTTTCCCTTGGGCGTCGGACATGAACCCCTCAAAATAATAGGTCGCGATAATCGTCCCTGTCGTCGTCGAAAATGGCAAGGCGCTAGTAACAATCGAGATATTATCAATTGCCCGCGTGACCGAAGCGGTGGTGGTAACGATGGGCGTTGTTATAACAGCGCCGGCGCCAGGCCCTCCGACAACCTCCTGCTGAAAGAGCGCGACTTCAACCTCATCACCGCTGGTGACAATACGCAAACCCGACTGAGAGTTGCTGAGAGACTGAAAACTCGACTGTACCCTCGTCCAATCATTGGTGACGGTGACTGCGGTCCATACCGTGCCGGTGTCTTGGGTGATGTTGATAGTTCCAGAGCCAGTGCGGCGCTTGACAAACATCGATGTCAGTTTGAACCCCGAAGCTGAGGTAATCGCCTGCATTACGGTGGCGTTGGCCGCCGTCGCGGTGCATAGAGTGGCGCTATTGGCCACCCCATCCGGCCCGGTAGCTGACTTGGCGACATTCAAAGTGGTTCTGACCCACGCCGCATTGGTCAAGTCGCTATTCCACAGCACCACATTGGTGCGGGCCGGCTCGATAAGCAGACCCATCGGAGCACCCGAAGCATCCCAGTGAAAAGGCAGGTCGCCAAGAGTGTTCGCCGTCCACAGCCCATTACTCTTGCGGGTTATTTTGACGCTAGGCGAGGTATAGGTCAGCTTAGCTTGGGCAGTGCCGCGATAATCATTGGCGGTGGTGACAGTATCCTTGATGCGAACCTGCTCAGCGGTAATAGGATAGGTGAAGTCGAAGCCGGCGCCATTGAACTCCGCCCCCTGCACCTGCAAACCGGTCAGCAGACCAGAGCCACCGATGCCAAAATCAATAGGCCGCGACATGACGATCTGCTGTTGACCAGGAGTCACGACTGGATAGCCTTGACGCGAATGGTCAGCACTGAGGAATTGGTGGTCGGGATATAACCATTGGTGACGCGAACCATGGTGCGCAAATTGGCGCTGCCGACGCAAGTATAGCCGATGGATAGATTCTGGGCGTGAAAGAAGCCATTATTGCCGATATCACGCAACGCAAACGGCACCATGCCAACTAGCGTTTTTGCTTCCGCGTCGGACACCGCAAAAGCAACGTTATCTCCGGGATTGGTGAATGAGGTGTCGAACAGGTAATATTCGCCGGTCAAGGGTACTGCTGCATCTTCATCAAAGATGAACAGGATATCGGTGATGCGACCCGAACCACCTGAAATACTGGCAATGCTGGTAAGCGTGTCGCCGCCGGCAGTCGCTGCGGTATCCATCAGCGCGTCGCCGATGGTGTAGGTGGTGGTGTTGGCGGGCCGGGTGATGGTTTGCGTGATGGTGACTTCTTTTGAGGCGATGACCTGGCGATGCGGCGAGCCCGACGACGTTTGCTGGATCGTTTCGATGACCGGAGTCGTATCGCCAGTGCCGCCAGCAGGAAGGGTGACATTACTGGCCACTGGCCTGCTCCGGCATTACGGTCTGTGATTCGGCGCCGATGGGATCGCCGGTAGTCGGGTCGATAATCAGCTTGGTCACCTTGGGGGCGCTAAGCATCCCGGCAATCATCTGGTTCTGCTGCATCAGCGTCTGCATCAGAATGGAAAACTGGTCATCCTTCTGCTGGATTTCCGGGGTTGGCTCAGGAGACTCCTGCGATAGCTCATCGCCCACCATTTGATTGAGCTCCTGAATCATAGCCAATTGCTTCTGATAGGCGGAGTCTTCCTTGGTGTTCTTCAGTGTATCCTGTTTCAAGCCAATATCCTGTTGCTTAATACCAAGCTCCTGACGCCTGATATCCAGATCACCGTCAACCTTCTTGTTCTCGATCTGCAGGCGGCTGGAATCGTTCTCAGCTCGGCGCTGCTCTACCGGATCGGACGGGGGTGGCTGCTGCTGTTTCTGGATAATCTCCTGCTGCATGCTCTGGAGGGTTTGCTCGATGGTTGCCTCCATCTCACGGCCAACCCGATAACCGCGCAGTACGAACATCAGCAACTCACCAATCAGCGGCATCGCCGATGGAATGGCCTGCGCAATTGGTCCTGCCTGCTGCAGGAATTGCGCTGTCGTCATCATAAATTCGTTGCGCGAGGCTTTCTCTTGCTGTTCGTCGGGATAGACGGTGGAATCGGTTTCAACGTCAATTCGGAAGCAGCGAATATGGTCATCGCGCATGAGTCGCATAGCTGCTGCCACCAAGCCAGGGTCGGCTTGTTCGCGATTTGCAACAGCAAGAATTTGCTGCGGGGAGAAATTCTCGGCGATGATTTCGGCGCCGATTTCGATAGCCTCTTGCGCGAAGCGGGTGATTTCATCGCGTTTGCTCTTGAGCCGGTTACTTCCATATTGTGCTTTGAGCTGCTGGGCCCCTAAAGTTTCCTCGGGGCTACTGGCCCCCCGCTGGATATCCGACAAGCCCATAATCTGGAAGACATCTTGAATCAGTTGGGTGCGCAGCTGAATACAAGCCGTTACCGTCTGCACCACCTCCCCTATCGGCAGCCACACTATCTGTGCCGCGAGTCCTTTTTCTCCAAAGGCCGCCCAATTCTCAACCGCGATGAGCCTATTCTGAACATTGGGATTGAGGGCTGCTGAGATATCGCTCTCATTTTCCCCGCCCGGATACCAACCGACGAGTTTAAGAACATCCGAAAGTGCGGCGATACGCCCGGTGAGGACATCGATCTCCTCTGCTTGGTCTTGATAGTAGATATAATCCGGGGTCGGTTCCAGGGATTCGGTAGATAGAGTGGAATACAGGGGTTGCGGGCAGGGCCAGAAGCTTTTGAGATCGAGGTAGGGCTTGGCCACTTCCAGGGGCACGTCCCCGCCTTTGGCGATGGCCAGCATTTGCCCCGTCTTGCGGTCCCAAATTTCATAAACAGTTGCTTTCGCTTGACCACCGCCAATCGCCGGATTGGTTGATTCCTGCGAGGATTTTATATCGGCGCTATGGTCAAGCTGAATCTCGCCCAGTTCTTCGGCCTCCATATCGCCGCCAAAGAATCGATCCGCCAGCTGCCTCTTCGTCATGAAAACCCGGCGCCATACAGCTGTTACCTCCGCCCAGGTTCTGGCAACGGTATGGCCGAAGTCTTTCCAGTGAACGAAGTCCCAATACAGGCACTTATAAGCCTGATCCTTATCAACCATCCTGACCCACATCGTTCCCCTGCCAGGAAGCAGCATGTCATCACGGCAAAGCTTTAGGGTCTCATGAAGCTTACCCCGCTCTATCTCATAGGAGAGATTTCGTTCAATAACCTCAGAAGCGAAAAGACCAACAGGATCGTTGTCTTTAAAACGCCGCGATACAATGGGGACGGGGACTCTGGCGTATACAGCGGGTCTCAGAACGTCGGTGTTGGCCCACAGCATGGCAAAGCGCCTGGCAACCCGGGTTTCCTCTTGCCGCCGGAGAAGCTTGACGATCTTCTCGCCATTGCGAGTGAATTTCTCATATTGTTTTTCATAGCGGCCAATTTCGCGCAGCCAGTATCTCTGCAGGCTTTCAAGACGTTCCTTATCATCCCCCCGGGATTCTTCCTGGGGGTCATCGAAGGGCTCTGTCAGGGACACTTAGCGGGGGCCATCGGTCCAGTGATTGTAATGCGTGGACATCGGTCCCCCATGCCGCCTGACCTCTCTAGTCTCCAGCTGTCCGATCTTGCGCTCCAGATCGAAAATGCGCTGTTCCAGTTTGGTTCGGCATTCTACCGCATGGACGTACAGATCATTGCTGCGAGCCTCAACATCCATCAGGCGCTGAATAAAGATAGCCATCAGGTCAGCCATTGACATGCCATTATAGACGCGCTCCGGGGTCTCGCCCAATGCCTCGCGCAGATCGTCAATGGTTTTCATGGGCTTGTTCTCATGCTCTTTGATAGAGGCCAAAACCTCACGCTTGTGCTCTTCGTAAGGTTTCATAGCTCATATCCTCGTTGATCCTGGGGGGCCCCTGTCCTTATAGGCCCAGATCTCGTCAATGGTCATTTCGAAGATGTTGCGCCCCTTGGGCTTGATCGGCGCTGTCTTATGCCGATAAGGCCGGGACATGCAGGCATAGCGCCATTCGTCAGCGCAGTGATCCTCGCCATCCGCCATATCCTCGGGATTATCTGGATCATGCTGGAGGACTGGAATCGTTCTGATACTGTCCCGACAGGTGTCAAAACAGTAGATCATTGGGCGCTCGCCGTCACCTCGTAGGCGCTGGCGCATTTGGTCCCATCCGCCAATATGACCGAGTCTTCCAACACGACGATTATCGGCTGGTCTAAACCTAACGCCAGCCTTAGCCATCCTCTCACCATGAGTCGGGCCGCCGTCTTGGGAGAACATCGCAGGGTCAGCGACACCGTAACTAATTTTGTCATTACGCTCGCGCTGCTTGATGATGGTCGCTACTTCTTCGGCAGTGAGGCGGAGCCCTTTGCCCGGACCACTGGCAACATACCATTCCCTGTATCGTACGAGAGCGCCTCGAGGTAATAGTCGTCCCCCTTCCAGGAGATAGTCGTCTTGTACCACCGCCCACCAACCAATCGACGCTGGAGACGCATAACCCCAATCCATCGAACGAAATTTGATCCAGTCATCGGGTATGGGAAAAGCTCCAATGACGTGCTGTCGGTGGTTCCAGCCATCAAAAAATGCCCCTTCGACGATATCCCAATCGCCTTCCAACCAAGCCCTAACAAGTTCCAGGGAGCC